TGACCAGGTAGCCGGTTTCGGCGCCGGTGTTGGCTCGACGCACCCACAGTTGCGGCCAGTTCCCAAAATGCGATGTGGAGACAACGACGTTCACCTTGGTGTACATGTCGTCGGTCGTCGCCGTATCCGAGTTCCAGTAGGCGCCACTGGTGCCGCCCGAGCCGGTCGGAACCCTGTTCGACTGGATCGACGGGTTGAGGGCGGACGTGTCGGTCACCCAGTTGGCGCCGAGTGATCCGCTGTCGGCCCGGTTGAAGTTGTCAGACGCGACGACAGTCATCGACTACCTCGCGCCCGGCAGCACCCCGAACAGCTTGTTGGCAGTCGAGTAGAAGTTGTCCGGCGCCGGCACGGTGGCCTGCCCGTTCGCGACGTTGTCGATCGCTGCGCGCTGGTAGATGAACGGCTTGATCTCCTCGTTGATCTCCGTGAGGGTGAAGCCGAGGGCCGTGATGTACTTCGGGTAAGCGGGGTTCTGTGCGGCGTCGGCGTCGAGCTCGTCCTTGAGGTCTTGCCACCACTGACCACTGTTGCGTTCCTGCTGCACCCTCGATCGCATGGCGTTGATGACTTGGTCGCGGGTTTCCCCGCTGCTGAATGCTGCCACTGCTTCTCCTTAGGGTTCGCCCGTCATGGTACGCACCCGATCACACCTGCCGCTGGAACTGCGACCAGGCGTCCTCGTCCGACACCCACCACGCCGGCGCCCCCGTCATCGGATCCACCCTGTTCGGCGGCTCCAAGGCGTCGCTGATCATCTCCTGTGCCTGCTCGTCCTGGCCGGCCAACTCACGGATCATCCGCTCATACGCTGCCAGGCCGGCGCAGAGCTCTAGACGCTCAGGGCGGGCGATCCCTCGACTGACGCACCATCCGGCGAATCGCCACCAGTCGAGGACGACCCAGGCTGCGAGGACACCGGCTCGGTAGGGTCCACGCCCTTCACCGCCTGCCCGGCGATCACCGCGAACAGGCGAGACAGATCCTCAGCCTCCATGTCGAGCACCAACGTGTGGAACCTGTCCCACTCGTCGGCCCGCACGAACGGCTGCAACATCCCCATGATCCGCTCGACCGTCATGTCGTCCGTCGCCAACGTCGCACGCTGCGTCGCCAACAGGTCCGCCGACGCCAACGTCGCACGCTTCAGCGTGAACGTCTCATCGTCGATCGTCAACTGGCGGCCGCCCTTGCGGGTGGCGGTCTGGAAATGCGCTACCGGGTCGCTCATGCCTCGCACAATAGCTGGGTTACCACATAGGAGGGGCTTTACCTCCGGGCCTAACGGGGGTTATACTGTAGGCGTGACCGACACCGCAACCTGCACCTGCCGCCGCTGCCACGGCACCGGCTGGCTGCGCCACGCTTTCTACACCGACGGCCGGCCGTGCACCTGCGGCTGGGAGCCCGGTGGGGTGCTGCGGGTCGCCGCTGAGGCAGCCCAGGCCGCTGAGCGTGAGGCACGTTCCGCCGCCCGCGCCGCCCGCCGCGCCGCCCGCAAGGCTGCGGCGTCGTGAACCACCAGGCGCTGCCGTCGTTCGACATCAAGATCGGCCCCGACTACGAGGCGGGAGAGTTCTTCTGGCAGGTGCGTACCTCGGGTGTGCTCGTCGCCGCCGGGCAGGCCTTCACCTACCAAGCGTGCACGCACCAGTGCGGGCGCGCCATCCGTCAATGGCTGGCTAGCCCTGCGCCGCAGGCAGCGCGTCCGTGAGGAAGTGGTTCGCCGGGGAGCCCTTCGACCACTTGGCGAACACGTACCCCTCGGTGATCCCCGCCTTGTAACGGCGGCGCCCCTTGCCGGAGTTGTTGACCGCCGGCCACCGCAACGCCTGCCCCGACTTGGGTTTGATCAACGCACCCTTGGGCCCGTAGATGCCGGTCCCCTCATGCACAAACAAGGCGTAGCCGACCCCCGACCCGACCCTGACCATGATCGTGGACCCGGCCTTGGTTGGCGGCGACACACTGATCGAGGACCGCAACACCCCGGTGTTGACCGGCACCAGGGTCTGCGCCTTGTTCTTCACCCGGTTCGCCCGCCGCACCAACTCCCGCGCCGGCGCCCCCGCAGGTGACGTCAGGTCGATGATCGCTGCCTTGTCGAGTTGGAGGGTGACGATCGCCCCAGGCATCAGGGCCACACATCCGTGTCGACACCGACCGTCACCCGTGTCTCCACCCCGACGCAGCCGCCCTGATCCCCGTTGAACAACTGCGACACCCCGGCCCGCTCCCAGCTGTCCCCCAACGGCCCCGACACCGTGTTCCACACGATGTCCCCATCGTCCAGCAGCGCCCGGTAGGCGGCATCCTTGTCGTCGGCCGACGGCGACTGCCCCAGATCGTCCACCGTCGGCACACACCGCACCAGCAACACCACCAGCTGGACCGTGATGAACCCACCAAAGCACTGCTCCAAACCGACGAACTCGTCAGGGAACGACTGCGACCGGTAGGTGCGCTCAGGCGCCACCACCAACGTCCCGCAACAGTCATCCCAAGCGATCACCCCCGCCGCAACATGCTCCTCCCGAACCGGGCGACCCGCCGCGGCGAGCGCCTCGGAGACAGCATCGAGAACACGCCTCGCCACCTCATACGTCGCGACCTGCCCGTCCATCACGCCCGCCGCGGACCGTCAACCGAGAACACCCGAGACGGCTGCCGCAGATGGGACGGGTTCAGCGACCGGATCAACATGTCCGAGATCGGCATGCCCGTCAGCCCCAACGTCTCCAACGTCGTCACATCCAACATCGTCACCGTCACCCCGTTCCGCGACGTGGACGTGACCCGCCCCGGCAGCCGACACTCCTTGTCCCTGTACGACGCCAACAGTTCCGTCGCCAACTCACCGACCGCCTGCCCAGCCCCCGCCGGAACCCCCGCCCCATAGTCGTAGACCACCTCAAGGTTCGCCGGCTCATCGACGGACACGGCTGGCCAACAAGCGCCGTCGCGCACGAGTGCGCCGCGCTGCAAGAACCAGTCCGTCACGACGACCCCATCCAGGCGAACCGTGACCACCGACTGGACCGGCTGAAACGTGAGACGCACCGCCCCACACCCCCCAGCCACCCCGTTCGCCCAAACCCCGTTCCGTTGCAGATACGGGCCAACGCACCCCGAACCCGCCGGCACCCGGAACCGCTCCGTCACCGTGCAGTTCCCGAACACCCGCCCCGTCAACGCCCACAGCGTGTCAGTCGCGGCCTGGACCGCAGCCTCGACTGCGGCCGCAGGCAACTGCGACGGATCCAACTCCTTCGGCCACACCACCGGCCACGGCGCACACGTCATGCGCCAACAGTACGACTCAGGCCTGCTCGCCCGTGGCTTCCTCGGCAGAAGCCTGCCGCTTCTCCAACGCCTCCACCAACGTCACCCGCGGCTTGTCCTGCGCACGCTCCACCTCAAGCAGCGCCCCAACAAGCTCCGGGTGGTCGGCGGCGAACTCCTCGACCTCCGGGATCGTGTGCTCCGCCGGGTCAAACACGATCGCGTCGCCGCCCTGGCGGGGCTGGGACACGTCGACCGGTGCGAACACGCTGCGGGTCGCCGCCATCCGACCCGGTGCGTCCGTCTGGAACGACTGCCGGTAGGCACGCATCGCAGCCTCACGCTCCGGGCTGTACCGGTTCTCGATCACGAAGTCGTCGCGCTGCGACCCCAACATGTCCACGTTCTCCACGGCGGCACCCACCGGGTCCACCGACTCCTGATCCTGATCCTTCTTGGCCATGACGTGATTCTCCTTGCTCAGGCGACCGCTGCGCAACCGGACGACACGGCCGGCGGCTGGACGGTGGTCGTGACGATGGCGAACTGATCGCCAACAGGCATGCCGGCCGTGACCAGCAGCGGGTTGTCGAGGTACGGGCCAACACCCCAATCGGCGGTGGCTTCGACACCCTGACCGGTCATCCCCAGCGTCAGCGCCCCGTTCTCGATCGTGATGTCGCCATCAATCCGACCGTTCTGGACGTTCGGCACGACGAGGTACCCCCACTCCGTCGGGGAGATGATCGCGTCGTTCACCTTCTTCGTCCACACCTCGATCGCGAACCGGTCCGTGTTCGGGTTCGGCCCGAACGACGCACCGACGAACGTCTGGTTGGGGGCGGTCCCCGTAGCAAGCGGCGTCGCCCCACCGATGATGTCGAGGATGTCCGGGTTGACGAGGCAGAACGACAGGGAGACGTTCACCCACTTGATCAGGTCACCCGCCTTGTCGTTGATGCAGTTATCGCCCCAGGCGTTCTCCTGGGTGATCTCGTCGCCCTCCTCGACCTCCTGGGACAAGGTGACGGAGATGAACCCGTCGGTCACGACCGACGAGCACGCCCCGACAACCGGATCGCCGGTCGGCCCCAGGCGCGTGATGCGCAGGCGCCGGCCCTTGACGGACTTGAGGGTCTTGGTGGTGTTCGGCATGACTCCGGCTCCTGGGTTACGGGGTGATGGTGACGCCGACTGCGGTGCAGTCCCACCCGGCGGCGTACGGCTTGAAAGCGAGTGCGTGGATGTCGTTGACGGCCCGGTCGATCGTCGCCGGCAGGATCGTCGCTGCCCCCGCCGTCACCGCCAACGGGCCGGTGGCGAACACGTCGAACGTCGTGGGCAGCGTGCCGGCCACCTGCTGGTAGCCGCCGCCGGCGACGACCGGCGTGCCGAGCTTGGTTCGGAGCACCTGACCGTCCGGTTCCAACGCCCCGATCCCCGCCAGATACTGGGCGGCGTAGCGGCCCATGTGCAGAACCCCTTGCGCCTTGTAGGTCTGAGCGAGCAGCTGCTCCACGTAGGCGAGCCCCTGCGGTGCCCCGGTGACGGCGACTTGGGTGACGGCGGTGTCGAGCGCAGCCCACAGCTGCACCTCAACCCCGTACTGCTCACCATCCGCCAGACGGGCCCGGGCCTCATCCTCCAACTCCGGCGCCAACCAAGCCCCGGCCGACGCCTGCGAATAGGCGTACACCCAGAACGGCTGGAACTGGCTGAAGTTGCAGACCGTCGAGTCGATCGCGATGGCGGCCGGGTTGTCCTGCACGCACGGCGAACCGGTCACACCGACCGCCCCACCACACCACGCCGACTCCCAACCGACCAGACCGACCGTCCCAAAGTGGGAGTCTTCCGGCGGTCGCCCCGGCGCCACCGAGAACAGGCCGAAGCGATACGGCTGAACAGCCGGGGCGGTCACGTTGATCGCCAATCCGGTCATCGTTGCCATGCGCTACTCCTGTCCTCGGTGGTCGTCGTTGCCGGGGGTGGCGATCAGGGACCGACCGCGGTCACACCGTCGACCAGGATGGTGACCGTGACCTCACGGGCATCCGGGCCGCGCTGGCCGACCGTGTAGAACTGCTCCGACCAGGCCGCCGTGAAGTCGTTGGTGGCGTTCAGCGTCGAGTCCCGGGTGACACCCAGGTTGATCGTCGGGCCCGTCCCCTTGACGTAACCGCCGGCCGGGTACACCAGGAACTTGATGCTGGTCGGCCACGCCGTCTTGGGGGTGGTCGAGTACAGCGGCTGGTAGTTCTTGATGAACTGCGGGCGGGCGTTGCGGACAGCGAACCACTGGTTGATCTGGGCGTCGCTGACAGCCATCTCCGCCACACCGGAACGCATCGCCATGTCCGACCGGATGACACCCTTCGCCCAATCGGGGAACACGACTTCCAGGACCCGCTGGTCCGACATCGTGTACTGGCTGCGGTAGTCGGTCAGCTGCAGATCCACTGCCGACAGGATCTCCGACGTCGCGGACGACGGGCCCGTGGTGATCGTGACCGACGCCGGGGCGGTGATCGTCGCGATCACCTTCGCCAGCATCGCGGACGACACCCGAATCTCGTGGGCGTTCATCACCAGATCCACGAACTCACGGGTGAGCTCCGGGTAGGCGGCGTCCATCAGGTTCCCGTGCGACACGCACAGACCCTCAGCCTCCAGCCGGTAGTCGGTCCACGTCGGGCAGGGGATGCGGATGCAGCCCTTCTGCATCGTGGCGGAACCGGTGGCTGCGGCCGACGTGACGTTGGCGTTCGTCCGGGCGTACGTGAAGGTGGTGCCGTTCGGAACGGAGGCGATGACGTAGGTGCCGTCAAACACCGGGTCCCCGATCGCCACCTTGACGGTCTGGCCGGCAGCCATCCCAGCAGTCGAGGCGACCGTGAGCGTGGCGACGTTGGAGGTGAGCGCCTTGTTCGTGACCGTCTTGACGGTCGTCGAGTCGGTCCCCTCCGTCCAGGTCCACAGGGCACCCGAAATGGTGGAGTCGAGCAGCAGCGGCGACGGGATCGTCATACCACCACGGCGGACACCGACCGTCGGGAGCGTGAACAGCCCCTGCGCATCATCGAGGCGGAACACGTCATACAGCGGCTCCGACGGGGTGCACCAGCCGCCGGCGGCGACCAGGGCGCCCTGCTGGTTGGCGCGGGCCTGCTTGCCGTTCGGGTCAGCGACCCGACGCAGCACCTCAGCGTTCTTGTCGCCGGTCCCCGGCTCAACCCAGTCCTCATCCGGGATGGCGAGGCGAACCGTCGCCACCGGGGCACGCAGCCCGTTGTCGGACAGGCCACGGGCCTTGTCGTGGAACGACTTGGCGACCTGACGAACGTCGATCTCCTTGCCGGACGGAACATCCGGCACGTCGGCGGCCGCCGTGATCACCAGGCGCGGCCCGGACTCACGATGCGGGGTCGGGCGGGGGGCGCCGCGGCGGGTGGCGGCGGCGGACGGCTTGCGGCCCCCGGCGAGCACCGGCTCCTTGGCGCTCTCCGGCACCTCGGGCGCCTCAACCGGATCGGGCTGCCCATCGGCGTCGTCGTCGTCGTCGGCCGGCTCCTCGGGCGTCTCCGCCTCGTCGGCAGCGACCTCGGGCTCGCCGTGGACCTGCGCCCGCAGCGCAGCGCGCTGGGCGTCGGCATCCGCCAGTTCGGCGTCGATCACATCACGCCGGGCCCGAACACCGTTCAGGGCCTCAGCCAGTTCGGCCATCTCGGCCGGCGACGCCTCAGCGTCATACAGCGCATCGAACTCCGCCACCAGATCACTGATGAGTGCGTCGCACTCCTCGATCGTGACCAGCGTGGTCAGGTCCTGCGGAACGTTGGTCTCCATCAGACACTCCAGGTTCTTGGGTGGGGTTGTCGATGCGACCGAGCGTGGCCCGGACCTCGCTGCTGCCACCGGTCAAACCGGAGGCGCTTCGTCCTTGTCAGGACGGCACTGTATCGAAGCGGTCAGCGCACCTGGCGGATCGTGCCGGAGCCCTTGCCGATATACATCTGCGCCGCCTGGTACGAAGTGAACCGGCGGCCAGTCGACGCACCGTTCTCCCCGAACACCTCCCACAGCGGATTCGCCGCCGCGGCGACGGCCCGACTGGTCGGGGACGGGTGGCCACTACGGGCCGCGACAACCTCTGCACGGGCACGCGCCCGGGCCTCAGCGCGCTCGGCGCACGAACCGCAACCGGCTGACGACATCAGGACTCCTTGTGGACGATGGCGCGCAGTTCCGCGCGCCGTTGGGCTGGGGTACGACCGACCGCCGCGGCGATGAGCGTACGCACACGGCGGTCGGCGGCAGGGTCGGCCGGCGCCTTGGCGCCCGGACCGTTGAACGGCACCACCATCGAACGGATCGCCCCACCCGCCACCAGGCCGTGGACGTAGGCGGCGACACGCGGGTTGGCCCGGTTGAACCCGGGGACGTTGACGTTGAGGATCCCCACCAGTTCCAGGTTCCCCGCCACCCAACGCCAATCGCCCGACACCCCAGCCGCCATCGCATCCCGCACCTGGGCGGGGGTGACGTCCGGCTTGAGCGCGCCAGCGATCCAGATACCGAACTTGTCCTCACCAGCGAACACGTCAGCGATCGCCGTGCCCACGTTGTCGTAGTGCGCGGCGGCCTCAGCGGCAGACAGGTGAGTGTCGGCATGCCCGCAACCCATCGTGATCTGCCCGACCGGCACCCGCACCCCATCATCAGTCACGATCTCGCCTTGCAGGAAGTGGGCGTACGACGTGGCGGAGCGGGGCGGGGGGACGCACTGGTCAGGGAACGAAATGTGGCAGTCCGACCACGACGCCAGGTGGCCGTAGACCTTGCCGTCGTCACTGACCGACCAGGGCGTGAACCCGGCGAACGACGGCTTGGCGAACCAGTCGAGCGGCGGCCGAACCGGGATCGCCGCGGCGACCAGCGCCACCGACGGCGAGTCCGCTGCGGCGGTGATCGCGTCGAGCTCGGAGTCCGGGTCCTCGTCCCAGATCTGGCCGGCCTGGAACGCCGGCATCGGCACGATGCACGCCGACACGATCCGTCCCGACGTGATCCGCATCTTCGGCTCGTTCATCGGGATCACCTGGTTGCCGTCGGCGTCCGTCTCCGGCTCAGGCAGTTCCGCCTCGCCGTCGCCGTCCTCGTCAAAGATCGCCTCCAACGCCTCCGTGAAAGCGGCTTCCTCGGCCTGCATCTCCGGGGTGATCAGCAACTCCCAGTCGAAACTGTCGACGTCAACCGACACGCCCTTCAAGTGCTCACCCCGGACCAGGGACCGGATGTGCACGGCGTCGGCGGTCGTCGCCCACTCCCCGTAACCCCACACTTCGTTCCCGATCCGCTCGATCCTGTCGAAGTGCCCGACGACGACGGCCTCCTGGTGGGCCTCGGTCACCTTGTCGAGCCCGGTCAGCGGCAACGGCAGATCGGCCCACGTGAGCGAGTCGGCGGCGAACTGGCGCCGATCCCCGGACCACTCGTCCTCCACCGTCATCAACGCCCGGAAGCGATTCGTGGTGGCGGCGGGGGCTTCGTCTGGCTGCGCCTCGTCGGGTGCCTCCTCGTCAACGGGAGGGGCCTCCTCGTCAACGGCGGCCGCGGCCGTGACCGGCTGATCGTCCACGATCTGCAAGCGCATACCTGACAGGGTACGCGCAACGCCCCCCGGCTCGGGCGGACTCCGGGCCGGGGGGCGTGCTTGAGCGGCGACTCTATGAACGGCGGTTCGCCCGTTCGGGCGGACTCAACCCGGGATGAAGAACGCTCCCCGCTGCACCGGACGTTCGCACACCTCAGTCGCAGACCGGGCGCCTGAGTAGACCTTGACCGGTTCGCCGTACTGACGGACAACCCTGGTCACCCCTATCCGGCAATCCTGGAAGGCGACGATCGAGCGGCTGTCACCCCACCGGTAGTGGCCGCACGCCGCCACAGCCTTGTAGCCGGTCGATCCCCACGGCTGCGACGCCCACGTTGTGCACGACGTGGTGGGGGCCGGCCACGCCGCTGAGGCAGGGGTGGTCGTTGCGGCGATACCAACCCCCGCCGTCAGCAGCGCCGACACGGCGAGACGAGAACCTAGACGAGTCCGCTTCATCCCTCAAGGATGGCAGATCAGCATTTCTGGGCTCCGGATGGGCCTCGGCGGTCAGTTGGAGACGGTGATCCCGCCGCTGACGCGAGCGGCCGGAGCGTCGAACGACGTGTGACCGTCAAGGTCAGGGGCACGGCAGCCGGCGAACGTGACCGCCGCGGCGACGGCCATGAACAGGATCCCGATGCGTCTCATGACACCCATCCTGCCGCACGACGCACCGCGTCGAGGTTCCTCGCCGTCGACACCTCACCGTCGACCATCACCCCGTTCATCCCGGAGTGCGTCTCCGCCAACCAAGCCAGCCATTCCCCGGCATCGGTGTCGGCGTGGCCCCGGGAGAACGCCAGACTCGTCTCACCCAAGGCGTCCTGCATCGCCGCCGAAGGTGGGCTGGTCAGGACGATCCCCGCCCGGGGGACGGCGGTGCCGTCGGCCGACACCCACACGTAGCCGGCGAACCGGCCCGCGTCGTTCACCGCCGCGTACAGGATCGTGCCCGGTGGATCGGGGAACAGGTACTCGTCGGGCGGATCGTTCTTGTTGATAGGTGTGTCGCTCATGGCTCCAACCATACCCGGGTTAGGGCTTGGCTGGGTTGACGAGCTTGACGCCAGCCTGCTTCACCCAGTTCTCGCCCACGACTTCCACGTCCATCTCCCAGCCGTAGCCGGTCTTGCGGACCGCGTGCACATAGAAATGTGCCCCGCGCCCCAGGATCACCTCACGTTCGTGCGGGTGGAGCGAGATGTCCTGCACCCACATCGCCGGGGTGCCGGCGTTCGCCCGGATGTTCATCGTGATCTCACCGGAGAACGCCGGCCCACCCGCAGCCGTCGACACGTACCCGTGATCCACCAGGACCGTCCCCTGCAGAGTCGTCGGGTCGATCCCGTGGATCGTGGTGCGGCGGTGGATGATCATGTCCGACTTGAGGACCCGCCCCTTGAACTGCTCGTCCATCTTGTTCGCCAACTGCCGGCCGGTGTCCGACAGCCCCTTGCCGCGCAGGTACCGGTTGATCTCCGAGTAGCTGCTGCCCGTGTACTGCTTGATGGCGGTCACCGACTGCCCCGGCTTGTACGGGGAATCGTGGAGCTCCATGAACGCACGCTCCGACTTGGACGGCATCGCCCCGGTCATCCCCTTGGGGCCGCCGGGGCCGCCGGGCGGCGCCTTGGGGGCCGGTGGCGGCTTGGGGAGCGCCTTGATGCGGTCCGCTTCCAGCCGCTGGTGGTACTTGGCGAAGTCGTCCAGCAACCCGTTCTTGCGGGCGACCTGCGAGTCGAGGAACGCTTCGATGTCGTCTGCCTTGCCGGCGTAGCGGCCCTTGGCGTACGGGCGCAGCATCGCCCGGTACTCGTCGTCATCGATCCCCTGGAACCGCTTGAGCAGCTGCGTCAGGTGGTTGTCGGCGGTCTTGGTGACCCGGGTGAAGTGGTCGAGCTTCCCTTCGGCGTAGGCGCGCTCCACCAGGTTGTGGACCGGGTTCGCCTCCCCGTAAACGCTGTTCGGGTGGAACTTCCAGTCGAGTTTCTCGGACTTCCCCCAGTACTTGAACGCCTGGCCCTTGTCGATCCCGGTGAGCTTCCCGCCGGACGAGGCGTAGCCCTGCCGGACAAACTGGCCGGCGTGGGCGTCGTGGTTCCCGATCAGCCAGTCAAGGACCCGGTGCTCCTGCAGGGTGTCGAGGTCCGCCTTGGTGAGCTTGAGCGGGTCGAACGAGTGCTGCGACCCGGGGAACCCCGACCTGGCGTTGGGCACCATCCGCTGCAACGTGCCGATCTTGCCGTCCAACTCGTGGACCCACATCTCCGGCAGATCCATCCCGGCGCGGCGGGCGATCGTGTTGGAGAACACCTCACCGTGCGCCACCCACGGTTCCTGCGGCTTGAACAGGTACTCGGTCCCGTTGCTGTCGGTCACCACCCACTTCGAATGGGCGCCTTGCTGAACGAGGGCCGGTTGGGTGGCGGCGCGCTGTAGGTGGCCGCCGGTGAACGGGGGCGGCTCCCACTCCGGCGGCGGCGGCGGGGCGACGACGGCCGGGGCCTCGACCGTCGACCCGTCCGGCCGGCGATCCCCCTCATACAGGTGTTGCTCGACGCAACGGCAGTTGACGATCTGCTCGGCCGGCGCCGACCCGTCGTGCGGGTGCATCATCGTCACCCCACCGACGATGAACGGCTCCGAGAACTTGACGCACTGGCTGGAAGCGGAGGCGTGGTCCGGTCGGGTCCGCTTGTCGATCGCAGCGATCCACACGTGCTCCACCGGCCCGTACTGGCCTAGGGCGGCGGCGCCCAGATGATCCCCGTTGACGTAGGCGCCGACCGTCTCGGTGCGGCCGATCGTGTCCGCCCGGAACTCGGACATGTCGACCTGCTTCTGCAACTCACGGATCAGCCGCTCCCCATCCCACCCCTGCTTCAAGCCCCGGTTGACGGCGCCCCGCAGCTTCATCCAGTCCGCCTGCCCGACACCCTTCACCCGGTTCTTCGCCTTGTTCATGTAGGCGGTCGCCTGGTCGTTGACCTGCACCACCCACGGTTCCGTCACGTTCGCCGGGATCATCGTGTGCGCGGTGGCGGCCCCCGTGTAGGCGGACTGCGCCCCGGCGAGATACATGCCGCCGACATGCTTGGCGACGGCCTGGTCAGCGAACTTGTCCCACTTGGCCGACCCCTCAGCGAACATCCCCGGATCCCCCGCCGCGGCCAACGACGTCAGCGACCCGATGTAGGCGTCAACGCCGGCCTGCATCACCTGCCGCATCACCCGACCGCACTCAGCGGCGAACTCCTCGGTGCGCTCGCCCAGCCACTCGATCAGCTGGTGCGGGTCAGACGGCGGCGTGTAGTCCGTCGAGAGCGTCGGCAAGTCGGTCACCAGACATGCCGGTTCGCTATCAGCCCGACGAGGGCGCGTGAGACCCCGTACTCGTCCGCCAGGCTGCGGTGGCTCCGCTCGCCCAGCTGCGCTCGAATCGCGGCGACCTGCACGGCCGTCAGCTTGGCATTGGCGTTGCGTTCGCCCCGGTGATCCCCCGCCCGCCACCGCCCCTTGGCCCGCATGTCGGCGTTGTTGTCGGCGCGGGTCCCCAGCCATAAATGGGCGACGTTGACGCACGGCGGGTTGTCGCAGCGGTGCAGCACGCACATGCCGTCGGGGATCGGGCCGTTGGCCTTCTCCCACGCCACCCGGTGGGCCAGCCTCATCTGCCCCCGCCACCACTGCTGGCCGTAGCCGTTGGCGTTGCGGTGCCCGGGGTGCTCGATGCAGTCGTCCACGATCGGGGAGACTAGCCGACGGTCGCGTGCAGCCCGTCTAGAGCGTCAGCCAACCTGTCGTAATCGTGGGCATGGCCGGTCGCGATCAGGGCTCGGGCGTACGTGTTGAGCACGTCGGTCAGTTCGTCCGGGGCAAGCCCGAACCGGCCCGCGACCAGGCGGGCCCGATCCCACGACCCGGCCAGCAGCGTGTCGAGGGCAACCCCCGCCCGGGTCGCGTCGACCTGCGTGTGGAACAGGGCCGGATCCGGGCACGCCACCGACGCAGCGCCCCCCGCCTGGCCCTTGCCGGCAGCGGACCTGAGGCGGGCGCCGGCCTTCTCCAAAGCGCGCACCACCAGCCCGTCGCATGCCGCCAACAGCGCAGCGGCCTGTTGCGTCTCCGGGGCGTCACCGTCGTCCGGGGGCGTATCCCTGGGCGGGGCGTCCCCGACCGGCGGAGCGTCATCCTCGTCGGACTCCGCCTCATCCTCGACCGGTGGGGCGACGACGGCGGGGGCCGGGTCCTCGACCTCGATGCCGAGCAGACGAAGCGCCTGCGGGGCGAGCGCACCGTTGGCGACGGCGATGTCCTCAAGGACCCGCCGCTCCCACTCGTCGTCGTCGGGGGCGTCCTCCTCGGACAGGCCCGTCTCCCGCAGATAGGCGGCCCGACTCAGGGCGCGCATCCGGTAGGCGTCAGTCGCCGCCGGCGTCCTGTCCGGGCGAGCCCGCAAGTCGGACGTGTCGTACCAGACGATGATCTCATCCGGGTCCCGCCCCAACGCCTGCAACGCCGGCTTGAGATAGCCGATCGTCAGCGCATGGCACGGCAGTTCCGCCATCGGCTCGATCTGCAGGGTGATCGCCGCTTCCTCGATCTGGCGGGCACCCCAGTGGTTGACGTCGCCCATCCCCATCACAACCTCAGGCGGCAACTCGACCCCCAGCGCGAACCGGCGGATGGCGGACGCACGGATGTCGAGGACCATCGTGTCGAACGGGGTGCCGAACGTGACGTGACGCACCCCGTCAGCCCACTCGCCGGGCACCGTGATCGGGATGGGGATGCGGGCGGCAGCCGACGACTGATCCTGGCGGGCGACCTCCGCCACGTCAATCAGGCTGTCAACGAACCCCTCCAACGGCGAACGCGGGTCCAGCGACCCATCCGGCAACGGTGGCGGCGGCGGGAACTGCACCTCCGACGGGATGATCAACAGCCCAGCCCCGGTCAGCCGCTGCTGGCCTGTGGCGTGGATGTGGTCGGTGCACAGCTTGATTTCGTCCAACGAATCCAACACCGACCGCACCGGGGAATCCGGCAGCCAGCTGTACTGCCGGTCCTGCCGCCACACCTTGATGAGGATGTCGGCGTCAGGGATCGTCTGCCACTCGTCCGGGCCGACCTGCCGCTCAAACACAGGCTCACCCGTCGCTGACGTCGCACCCTGCTGGGCGCGCACCTCATCCTGCGACAGAACAGACCACGTGGAGAACGTGTCGGTGGATTCGTCCACCGTCGCCAGGATGTAGCAGAGCCCCGGCACCATCATGTGGACCGTCACCCCCGCCAACAGCTGCCCCTGACCGACCGGGCCCCCGGCGATATCGACCACCAGCTGCGCCGCTTCCCGCAAATCCCAATCCGCCCCCGGCGCCTCGGCGGTCCCGATATCGAGCGGCTGCGGTTCGTCGCCGGCGTTCTGCGGTGGCTTGGCCGGGATCAGGTTCACCCGACTCATCGCCGCCGACAACCACCCGACACCGAACCGGAGCTCCCCGTTCGACCGGTACATGTCCCACGCCCGACGCTGCCACTCCGCCGTCGGCATCGCCCTCGGCCGCGGCCCCCCATCAGTAGCCGACCGTGACGTCATCCGGGCCGCAGCCGCCACCAGGCCGTTCGACATCGGCGGCGGCATGACGACGGGTTGACGTTCCCGGGCCCGGTTCCCTCGACTCACGACCGTCAGGCTAGGCGAGCGTGGTCGACGGTCACGGGTTCTCGTAGCTGGCGGCCTTCGCCTCGGCCGACTTGGCGACTGACGCCTGAGTGATCGACAGGGTGACCACCGACAAGATCCAGGTGGCGAGAACGGTGACGGCAGTGAACGTGGCGAGGTTGACCGTGAAGTACAAGACCACCCCCGGCGGGATGAGGACCAGCGACCACGCCCACGCCAACCGCAGGTTCCGTCTCGCCTCCCGACGAGCCTGGGCGGCGAGACGGTCCGGGTCGTCGGCCACTACGTGAACAGCGAGACGCCACCCGGCCCGACCAGCAGACCGAGCACGATCAGGACGATCCCCATCACAAGCGCCCCACGCAACAGCGACACGATCCCCGCAATCACCAGGATCACCGCAGCGATCCACAGCAACAGACCCATCTTCCCTCCCAGGCGGGCGCCCCACTTCCGGCCACCCCACTTGCGGCCTTCACGGCGTTCCACGGGGCGGACAGTACCCCGATCCGTCAGTTCAACACCGGAACCGGGGCCGTCCACCACGACGTGAGCC